GAGCCGCCACCGCCACCGGATCTTGCCTACTGGACCGCGAACCGGCGACATCCGCCGGATTGCCTACCCATAGGCGAGTGGTGAAAGCGTCCGGGACTTGTCCCATATCTATATAAACAAGGTCCGCGATGCGCGAACCGTGCAACCATAGCGCGACTGGGTCCCTTAGCAAATTGAGGCACTTTACTACCATTCCAACTAACATGTTAGCGATCCGGCGACCGCGGCCCCCGTGCCGGCCTGCGGTGGCTTGGGCCATGTTTCTGACAAATGTTTACTATAATTTTAATATGAACTATAACTGTGCAATAACTAAGCAACTTTATGCAACTTTAAGGAGAAAGCTCGTGGGTATTATTAAAGAAATGCAACTAGAAGCTGCGGACATAGAGTCTATTAAACAAGACCGCGAAGAGGAAGCGCGGTTCGCGGCTATGGATCACCGGACCGCGGACGAAAAACGGTGGGACGAGGAGGGTCCTTCTGATTCAGAGATAGAGGATATGTTGGTTGTTTTTTTGTTTGGGACCCCTGAACCGTGAACACAGAAGTTAGTGAAAAGGTACTAAAGTTACAACTTAGGCTTGCACAGTTAGATCAGCAGGAGGCTAGTAGAAATAATTTTTTACCATTTGTAAAAGACATGTGGCCTGAATTTATTGCTGGCAGGCACCATAAGATTATTGCTGATAAGTTAGAGCGCGTTGCGAGTGGCGAGTTAAAGCGTTTGATTATCAACATGGCTCCGCGGCACACGAAGTCTGAGTTTGCATCATTTTTATTTCCTGCTTGGATGATGGGCAAGAATCCTAGAATGAAGATCATTCAGGCGACACACACGACGGAGTTGGCTGTAAACTTTGGTAGGAAGACGAAGAACTTATTAGATACGGACGAGTATAAGTCTGTTTTTCCTGACGTAAAGTTAGCGGCTGATTCCAAGGCCAGCGGACGGTGGGACACGAGTGCTGGTGGTATGTATTACGCTGTTGGTGTTGGTTCGAATTTAGCGGGTCGTGGCGGTGATTTAATCATCATTGACGACCCTCATTCGGAGCAGACGGCTATGAGTGCGAATGGTTTTGCGGATGCGTGGGATTGGTATACTGGGGGTCCCCGGCAGCGATTACAGCCGGGTGGCAGCATAGTTTTGGTACAGACGCGTTGGTCTGAGAAGGACATGACGGGTCAGTTGGTACGTGCGATGGCTAAGGACCCTTTGGCGGATCAGTGGGAGATTGTTGAGTTACCTGCGATATTTGAGGATGGTAAGCCTTGTTGGCCGGAGTATTGGTCGCTTGGTGATTTAACCGCGGTCAAGGCATCTATTCCACCTATGAAGTGGAATGCGCAGTATCAGCAGAATCCTACTGGCGAGGAGAATGCGATTGTGCCGCGGGAATGGTGGAAGCGTTGGGAAAGTGAGCGGGTCCCTAACTTGCAGTATGTGATACAGAGCTATGACACGGCGTTTAGTAAGCGGGAGAGTGCTGATTACAGTGCTATTACGACATGGGGTGTGTTTTATCCCGAGGAAGATGGTGGGTCCCCTGCGTTAATTTTGTTAGACAGTAAGAAGGGTCGCTGGGATTTTCCTGAATTAAAGCGCGTTGCGTTTGAGGAATACAAGTTTTGGGAGCCTGATACCGTTATAGTTGAGGCGAAAGCTAGTGGGACTCCTTTGACGCAGGAAATGCGTCAGGTTGGCATTCCGGTAGTGAATTTCACACCGAGCCGTGGTAATGACAAGATAACGCGTTTACATTCTGTGTCTCCATTGTTTGAGGCTGGCATGGTATATGCGCCTGACAAGGTGTGGGCGGATGAGTTAATAGAGGAGATGGCGGCATTTCCCAACGGCGAGTTTGACGATTTAGTAGACAGTGCAACACAGGCTTTAATGCGTTATCGTCAGGGTAACTTTGTTCAGTTACCAACAGATGATTGGCAAGAAGAGGAAACATCTGCTAGGGTGCGGGTATATTATTGACGGAGACGGTAATGGCTATTGGCGGATTAATGGATACGAACGTTCCGAGTCAGTTGGACGAGGCTGATTTATTGGCGGAATTGGAGATAGAGATACCTGATTCCGGTCAGGACATGTCTTTGTTTGCCATTGACGAAGACGGGCCTGAGATAGAGATTATTGAGGATGACGACGGCAGCGTTGTTGTAGATTTTGATCCGACGGACCAGCGCGGTGTTGACGATGATTTTTACGGCAACTTAGCGGAGGAGATGCCTGACCGTGAATTAAACCGGATTGCCAGTGATTTGTTGGGCGCGTTTGATTCCAACAAGGCTGGGCGTCAGGAATGGGAAGACGCTTACACAGACGGGCTGGATTTGTTAGGGTTTAACTACGAGGAGCGGACACAACCGTTTCGTGGAGCCTCTGGTGTGACTCATCCGTTATTGGCGGAAGCGGCCACGCAGTTTCAAGCGCAAGCGTTTAACGAGCTTTTGCCAGCCAGCGGTCCGGTTAAAACGCACGTTATGGGCAAAGAGACCCGTGAGAAGCAGGATCAGGCCAAGCGCGTCCGTCAGTATATGAATTACTACCTTATGAACGTGATGGAAGATTACACGCCTGACATGGATCAGATGTTGTTTTATTTACCGTTAGCGGGCAGTACGTTTAAGAAAACGTACTTTGACGAGACGTTAGGCCGTGCGGTAAGTAAGTTTGTTCCAGCGCAGAACTTGGTTGTTCCTTATGACACGTCTGATTTGGACACTTGTCCGAACATCAGTCAGGTTGTGCGGATGGATTTAAACGATCTACGCAAGAAGCAGCTTGCTGGTATTTACATTGACGTTGATGTTATTCCTGCGCAGGGCGAACTTAGTGAGGTTGATTCCGAGATTAACCGGATTGACGGCGTAGAGCCCGGTCAGATTGATTACGACTGTACATTGTTGGAGTGCCACGTTGATTTAGACCTTGACGGTTATGAGGACATGGACAGTGACGGGGAGCCTACGGGCATTAAGATACCGTACATTGTGACCATTTCTCAGGACAACAGTGAAGTGTTGTCTATTCGGCGTAACTTCCTTGAGGACGATCCTGTTAAGAAGAAGATTGCGTATTTCACGCACTTTAAGTTTTTGCCGGGATTTGGGTTCTACGGCTTGGGCTTGATCCACACCATTGGCGGTTTATCGCGGACAGCGACCAGCGCCCTTCGGCAGTTGATTGACGCGGGTACATTGTCGAACCTTCCCGCTGGTTTCAAGGCCCGCGGTTTACGAATCAGGGACGACGACGAGCCATTACAGCCGGGTGAGTTTAGGGATGTTGATGCACCGGGGGGTGCTATTCGTGACAGTTTAATGCCTTTACCGTTTAAGGGTCCTGACCAGACGTTATTTAATTTGTTAGGTTTTGTTGTTGAGGCTGGTCAGCGGTTTGCGACCATTACTGACATGAAGGTTGGCGACGGTAATCAGGGCGCGGCGGTTGGCACAACGATTGCGATGTTGGAGCAGGGTTCGCGGGTCATGTCCGCGGTTCACAAGCGGATGCATTATGCGATGCGTCAGGAATTTAAGATTCTGGCTCGTGTAATGTCGGAGAGTTTACCGCAGGAATACCCGTATTCTGTTGCTGGCGACGACGTTTCTATTATGGCTAGTGATTTTGACGACCGTGTAGACATTATACCTGTGTCTAATCCGAATGTATTTAGTCAGGCGCAGCGGATTGCTTTGTCACAGACTAAGATGCAGTTAGCGTCTCAGGCTCCTGAGTTACATAACATGCACGAGATTTACCGTGATATGTATGAATCTTTGGGCATTACGGACGTTGATCGTATAATGAAGGAGGTTCCTGACGAGGAGCCGCGGCCCTTGGACCCAGCGCAAGAAAACATAAATGCTTTAGACATGATGAAGTTACGGGCCTTTGAGGGTCAGGATCATCAGTCGCATATTATGGCTCACTTGGTATTTGGCGCTAGTCCGATGGTTGGTCAGTTACCGCCGGTTGCTATGATGTTACAGAAGCACATTTTGGAACACATAAAGATACAGTCTGAAGAACAGGCTATGCAGCAGATGCAGCAGATGCAGGGCGCGGATGAGGCCCAGTATCAGGCGGTTGTTGCGCAAATGATTGCGCAGGGTATGCAGCAGGTTAAAGAGCTTTCTGGACAGCTTTCTGGCGAGGGTCCTGATCCTCTGGTACAGTTGAAAGAGAAAGAGCTTGAAATTAAGGCACAGTCGGAGCAGTCTGACGCACAGTTGGATCAGGCTAAGTTGCAGCTTGACCAGAGCAATCAGCAGATGCGTGGACAGCAATTCCAGCAGCGTCTTGCAAGTCAATCAGAACAGACGGACAAGCGCATTCAGAGCGCGATGGACCGTGAATTATTAAAACAGCAAGGAAGATGATATGGCTAAAGTAAGAGTAAACGGGGCCCCTGCGGCTTCTACCCCGAAGGCAGTAACTTATGCGGAGATTAAGAATCAGGGTCGTATTCCTTACGGCAAGACTGCTAATGTCAAGGTTCCTACCAAGACTTCGCGCTTGACGGCCCGCGGCATGGGCGCAGCAATTAAGGGCGGCAGTTACATAGCTATGGTCTAGTGGAGACTTTTTATGACTTATATGGCGCAGCAACTTAGGGCGTATAATCCTTTAGAATCGTCAAGGCGGATAGATCCTGAAACGGGCTTTCCCGTGATTTTGCCTGACAGGCGATTAGATGATTTTGACCCTAGTACAATTTTCAGAAGACCGCCGCCGAACCCCGGCGCGGGTGTTCGTGATGATGGTATGTCTGCCAATGACTTACAGCGTCAGTTGAACCGTGGCACGGTTGCTGCGGGTAATGTGGCGGATACTGAGGCCAGCATTAGCAGTCTTGAGAACGAGCGTTTTACACAACCGTCGCCTCAACCGGTGCCGACTGCCACCGTTTCGCGACCCGCGGGCCCGTTTGGTGGCATTGGTACGTTGTTTGGTCGTGACCAAACAAATAATATTAATCCGGACATTGAGAATCAGTACCGACAAAGGCTTGAAGAGTTGATGAGCCAACAATTTAATAACGGCCCGAACCAATATCCCGGTATGCAACTTGCATCACAAACGTCTATTCCACAGACCCCCCCTATGCAAATGGCTGGCGGTTACGGATTGTCTGAAGCATTTGAAGGCGGTCCGTTTTCGAGTGGTGTAATGTCGTTGCCTCAGATACAAGATAATTTTTATTCACCCCCCGCTGGTGGCTACAATGCGCCATCTATAACGTCTCCGTATCAAATGTTCTAAGCTCCTTATAGGGGAATTGTGCAATGATCGACCCTGTAAGTGCGTTTGCTGTAGCGTCCGCTGCTTATACGGGCATCAAAAAAGTTATCGGACACGCCCAAGAATTAGAAGGCATATCTAAACAATTAGGTTCGTGGTATGGCGCTTGCGCTGACATTAACCGTGCCCAAACGCAACGCAAGAACCCCACGTTCTTTGAACGAGCCACGCAGGGTCAGTCTATCGAAGAAGAAGCTTTGCAAATATTAATTCACCAAAAGACTTTAAAGGAACGTGAATTAGAAATTGCGGCAATGATAAACATGCGGTTTGGTTGGGGGACGTATGACGAGATGTTGGACATGCGTCGGGAGATCAGGGCTGAACGGGAAAAGACGGCCTTTGCACAGGACGAGGCCAAACGGCAAATTCAGAACAATATGGCTATATTGGGGTTATCCATGTTAATTATTGGGTTTATTGGCGGCGCTATTTATTTGATAACGTTAGTATCGTGAACACTTTAATCCCCCTTATTTTAGCAAGTTCATTGTTAAATCCAGAATACGTTACATGCCATTTGTGGAAGTACGTGCGGAATGGCGATGAAATCCTATGTTTATACTCCGGTAAGAATGGAACTTTGGGCTACCATTACCCGACACTTAGCTTTCGTGAATGCCCAAAACAGTTTGAATGCCTTTATCAACCGAACTCTAAGGCTAAAGTCAGCCTAAAGGACATATTAAAAGGATTATCAGATGGATTTTAAGACATTCCTAGAATACAGGATTTTACCCCGACTTATGATGTTTGTTATGACCATCATGTATATAAGGGTTATTGAATGGGGCATGTCGTTAGATGACCTGTCCACACAACAATCGGCAATGATTTCAATATGTTCTGGCTCTATGACAGGCGCGTTTGCTGTTTGGTTAGGATCAGAGAAATGATGGCATTACTTGGAAGTCTGTTAGGTTTTGGGAGTTCTTTTCTCCCAGAGGTCTTGAGTTATTTTAAGGCCAACCAACAGCAAGCTCACCGTATGGAGATGATGCAGCTTGAAACGGAACTAGCGCAACGTCGATCAGAAATGAAACTTGTTGAGTTGGATAAGAAGGCTGACATTGAGGAAACAAAGGGGCTGTATGAACATGACAAGTCTATCGATGCTGGCGGATTTATCAACGCTCTTCGGGGTTCTGTTCGTCCTGTCATTACTTATGCCTTTTTCGGACTGTTCGTAGCAACCAAGGTTGTTATCATGGTTAAGGTCGGACAGTCTGGGGGAGAATGGACAGAGGCTGTTGAGCTTATGTGGGACCAAGAAACCGCCGGGCTTATGAGCGCAGTTTTAGCATTCTGGTTTGGAAACCGGGCCATATCTAAGTATACAGGAAAGTAGGCATGGGTAATCGTTGGTTTAAGAAGCCCGATGTTGTACCTGCTTATTTATCGGGAAAGAAGATTGTTCCTTTTCCACAGTTGTCTGAGTTAGACAAACAGTGGCTAGAGTTACAAAGACAACAGGAGCTTGTTAGAGAGCAAGCGGAACTTATAGCAGGGAAGGAATGAGTTATGGGATACAAGCTAGGCAAACGAAGCCTGTCAAACTTAGAAGGCGTGGACGAAAGGCTGGCAACGGTCGTGAGGTACGCTATCGGCGTTACGAAGCAGGACTTCAGTGTGATCTGCGGGTTGAGGACGATGGACGAACAACGCGCTCTGGTGGCAAAAGGGGCTTCACAAACTATGAAAAGTAAGCACCTTGATGGCAACGCTGTAGACCTAATGGCTTACTGCGATGGTGGCCGTTGGGAGTTGAACCTGTATGACGAGATTGCAGATGCCATGAAAGAAGGTTCTGCCGCGGCGGGCGTGAAGCTACGATGGGGCGCGGCTTGGACTATTGACGACTTAGGCGCGTGGAATGATACCGCAGAGGATGCTATGAACTCGTACATAGACACGCGTAGGTCACAATCACGTCGGCCTTTTATTGACGCGCCACATTTCGAATTAATGTTGCAGGTCTAAAACAAATCCCATAAGTTCCCACTATCGGATAAAATGGGAGTTTCTGGGAATGGATGAGATATATATTGCGGAAGCAGTTTTCCGCATTATAAGAGACAGAAGACAGGGCGTTGTCGATTTAATGCAATACGGCAGCGTCAAGTCATTAGAGCAATATCGTGAGCTTATGGGCAACTTGGAAGCCCTGAATCATGTGGAACAGGAACTCAAGGGCCTGCTAGATAAACAGGAGCGTAGTGTTGATTAAAGCACATGCAATAGACTTGGACGCAGCTAAGTTAGGCGTAGCCAGCTTGGAAGACGCGTATAAAGAAAAGACTGATAAAGTTTTAGACCCCGAACAATTGGGTCATTCTCTCTTAGAAAAGATGCCAAACCCGACCGGTTGGCGGCTGTTGATTTTGCCTTACAAGGGCAAGGGAAAGACTGAAAGCGGGATATACCTTCCCGATAAAGTTGTAGACGAACAGTCTGTTTCAACCCAAGTCGGTTACGTCCTAAAGGTGGGCGAGTTGGCATACATGGATTCGGACAAGTTTCCTGAAGGAGCTTGGTGCGAGAAAGGCGATTGGGTAATGTTTGCTCGATATGCTGGTTCTCGTTTTAAAATTGATGGCGGAGAAGTCAGGATTTTAAACGATGACGAGGTGTTGGCAAAGATTGCTAACCCCGAAGATATTCTACATTTCTAGGAGCGGAAGATGGCAGACGACAATCAGATTGAACTTGAACTAGATGGGGCGCAGGCGGAGGAAGTAGAAGTTGATTCTCCTACGGCTGATGCTGATGACCAGTTTGAGCGGGCGGATGACGCAACACAAAAGCGTATTAACCGCCTGACTAAGAAGATGCGTGAAGCGGAACGTCGGGAGTCCGAGGCGGTTAATTACGCCAAGCAGGTTCAGCAAGAATCACAAGGCTTGAAGAGCCGAATGGCGAATCTTGATACCAGTTACGTCAACGAATACACTGCGCGTGTGGAAACACAGCTATCTCAAACTGAAAAAGAGATGGCCCGTGCGATGGAGCTTGGCGACACGCAGGCCGCGGTTGAGGCTCAACGCAAGCTAACGTCATTGTCGATTGAGAACGACAGGGCTTCGCAAGCTAAGATGCAGCAAGAGCGTCAACAGCAACAGCAGCCACAGCAACAAGTCCAACAGCAGCAGCAACAACAGCAGCAACAAGTTAAACGCCCCGACCGCAAGGCCGAAGAATGGGCGGAACAGAACGATTGGTTTGGTCAAGACGAAGCCATGACTTTTGCAGCTTTTGGCATCCATAAAAAGTTAGTTGAGGATGAAGGGTTTGACCCGCAGTCCAATGACTACTATAATGAACTGGATCGGCGCATTTCTGACAAGTTCAGAACGCCCGCAAATAACACTAGCAAGCGGTCCGCTCAGACGGTTGCTGGCGTTTCAAGAAGTACATCTGGGCGCAGTAGTGGGAGAAAGGTTAGACTCACCCCTAGCCAAGTCGCTATCGCGAAAAAATTGGGTGTGCCATTAAGTGAATACGCAAAATACGTGAAGGATTAAACACATGTCTGACAATACGATTGATAGAAGTCCTCGCGCAAACAAAACACGGGAAAAGACGGCTGCGCGTAAGCCGTGGGCTCCCCCGTCTATGTTAGATGCACCACCTGCACCGGATGGTTTTAAGCATCGTTGGATTCGCGCCGAAACGCGTGGGTTTGATGATCGAAAAAACATCAGCGCAAAATTGCGCGAAGGTTATGAACTTGTCCGTCAGGACGAGTACCCAGACTTTGAATCCCCGGTAGTCGAATCAGGTAAATATGAAGGTGTGTTTGGGGTTGGCGGTTTAATGCTCGCTCGTATACCTGTTGAAACTATTGCTGAACGGACTGATTACTTCTCTCAACGGAGTCGCGATCAAATGGATGCGGTAGATCAAGACATGATGCGGGAGAATGCACATTCAACGATGACGATTAGCAAGCCTGATCGTCAATCTCGTGTAACCTTTGGCGGACCACGTAAGAACTAGGTCCTCCACTACCGGAGAAAAGTAAATGGCGAATACAGATTCCTCATATGGTCTACGCCCGATTTCCAGACAGGGCTCTTCAGTCTCGTCTACGGGTATGTCCGAGTATCGTATTGCATCCGACAACTCTAACCCAATCTTCCACGGCATGGCGGTTATTCCGCTTGCTGCGGGTGTTATTGACGATCTGCAAGCTGCGGCTGGTGGTAACGTTGGTATCGTGGGTGTGTTTGGCGGTTGTGAATACATTTCAGACACCACGGGTAAGCCCGTGTTTTCAAACTTTTGGCCCGGATCGGGTGCTGACAGCGACTTCCCTGTGAAGGCGTTTTTGTACGATGATCCAAACCAGTTGTTTCAAATCGCAACTTCAAATGTTGTATCTGCGGCTAACACTGAAGCGGAAATTCGTGCTGCTGTTTTTGCAAACATTGCGTTTGCAACAGGCAATAGCGGAACGACTGCAACAGGTTTGTCTTCTGCAACTGCGGATTTGAACACAATTGCCACCACCAACACTTTGGCACTTAGAATTATGGGTATTCAACAAGACCCGGCTAATTCTGACTTCACTGCGGCTGGTATCCCTCTCATTGTTCGTATTAACAACCACTTCAATGCGCCTACGGGTTCCATTGCAGCGGGCACTGTTTCTACAACTGGCGTATAAGGAGCTTAAAACATGGCTATATCTCGCGCACAACTAGCGAAAGAGCTAGAACCGGGCCTTAACGCGTTGTTTGGGCTTGAGTACGACCGGTACGAAAACGAACATGGCGAAATCTTCGAAGAAGAAAGCTCAGACCGAGCTTTTGAGGAAGAAGTTATGCTCGGTGGTTTTGCCTCGGCACCTGTTAAAGGTGAAGGCGGAGCGGTTTCTTTTGACGATGCACAAGAAACTTACACTGCACGGTACACTCACGAAACTATCGCACTTGCCTTCTCTATCACAGAGGAAGCAATTGAGGATAACCTGTATGATCGGTTGGCATCACGCTATACCAAGGCTCTGGCCCGTTCTATGGCTCAGACAAAGCAGATCAAGGCAGCGGCTATCCTTAACAACGCGTTTACCGCGGGTGTTTCTGCAATTGGTGACGGCGCGGCGCTTTGTTCAGCGGCTCACCCTTCACTGTCCGGTACTCAGACTAACATTCTGGCGACCGCAGCGGACCTCAACGAGACTTCGTTGGAGCAGATGCTGATTGACGTTGCAGGCTTTACCGATGAGCGTGGCTTGAAAGTTGCGGTTCGCGGAATGAAACTAATCATTCCAAAAGAACTTCAGTTTATTGCGGAACGTGTTATGAACTCCAATCTGCGTAGCGGAACGGCGGACAATGACAATAACGCAATGAAGAACATGGGCATGTTGCCAGAAGGTGCAGTGGTAAACCACTTCCTGACTGACACAGACGCGTTCTTTATTAAAACTGACGCACCTAACGGCTTCAAGTATTTCAACCGTGCCGCAATTAAAACCGCTATGGAAGGCGATTTTGATACAGGCAACATGCGGTTCAAAGCTCGTGAGCGTTATTCGTTTGGCGTATCCGACTGGCGTTCAGTCTTCGGAACTCCCGGCGCAGCGTAACAAGCCTTCTTTGGCAGGGATTAGGGGCGACTTCGGTTGCCCCTTTCTTTTTGTCCAGCCCTCCTGTAGTATTTGGTTATCCCTGACAGTCGCACTGTGTGGCTGACTTAACCCACGACAGGAGATATTCATGGGTAATTCTACTTTTAGCGGACCAGTACGTTCGCAAGACGGTTTTCAATCTATTACAACAAGTGCTTCGACAGGGGCAGACACAACCAATTCCACGTATGGTACAAACGCTTCTGTTGGCGGAACACTCGCCGTTACAGGCGCTACAACATTGTCAACGGCAGTCAATAGTTTGTTTGTTAAGCACGTTGCTCACGTCACAGGTGTGACAGTGAACACTACTGCTGGCGATAGTCCTACAATCGGTACATTTGCACAGCCTGCAAACACAATCATCACTAACATTAAAATCTTTTGTGCTACGGCTCCCG